GAGGCACAGAATCTAAATATGTTAAAAGAGAAGGTAGCAAAACTACCTTTCTAATCATGGAGAAAATATAATGAGTGAAGAAGAAAATGTACATTACGATATAAAATATGGCACGAGTGCCCCACAACTACCTAATGTAAATTTTAGAGTAAGAGAACTAGGCGAGTGGGTAGATACAAATACAGATACCTATTTCAAAGGTAAGAAAGTAATACTATTTTCTTTACCAGGTGCTTTCACACCGACTTGTTCAAACGAACAACTACCAGGTTTTGATAAACAGGCAGCCGCTTTCAAAGAATATGGCATAGATGAAATTTATTGTATGTCAGTAAATGATTCTTTTGTTATGAATGCTTGGGCAACAGATCAAAAGTTAGAGAATGTTAAAATGATTCCTGATGGTAATGGTGAGTTCACAAAAGGTATGCAAATGTTAGTACAGAAACAAAACTTAGGTTTTGGTCAGAGATCATGGAGATATGCTATGATTGTGAATGATGGTGACATAGAAGTGATGTTTGTAGAATTTGGTAAAACAGATGATTCAGCAGGAGACCCTTATGGCGAATCTTCACCTGAAAGTGTGTTAAAATATCTAAAGGACTTTAAAGGATAATAGTGAATGGTTTTGAAGTATATAAAAAATATCTTGCGATCAAGCTTCATTTCACAAGTAAGAACCAGAGTTATGACTTCCATAAACACGCTGGGCGAACAACAGCAAGGTTGGATACATTTACTAAAAGACGGGATAGGTATTTTTTTCACAAGCTTAGTAGAGCTTATAGCGATACTGATATTATTAATTATTTTATCAGTAATTTTGTTTCTAATACTAATCTCTGGATTGGGGATATTATTGGCAGATCAGGTGATGATAACTATAAAACGTGGTCAAAAAAAATAGAGGCACTACATTATTATTATGAACAAGATATAGATTATATACTCGGCAAGATTACAAAGAAGATAAGTTTTGATGATCTGTTTACCTCTAAGAAAGGTCAACACCCACCGATACTTAAATTTGTATTGGCAAAGAAGATTAACTTTGAAACACTTTTAATATTAGATGACATATTAAGGTTTTCAAAAAGACTAAACAAAGACATAGGTGAAAAAGTATTATGGCCGAAACTGTGTGATAGAATGATAAGATACAGACCGTTTGTACCATACAACATAACAAAGTATAAGATGACACTAAAAAAGAAAATAAAGGATATATAATGCCAGAACTTGAATTTAATTGTTTTGTATGTAAAAAACCATCTATATTTGATAAAGAAATAACCTATGTTGGTAACCTAGGATCAACACCGGTTCAACTTTGTATTCCTTGTTCTAAACATAATGATAATATGGTGTTAAAAACTATGTACGATAGAAATTTAGAATCTGAATTGAAAAATCAATTAGATAAAATGATAAATCGAGGTGAAAATAATTCTAATGTTGGATCATTTGTTTCTCGTTGTAATTTTAGATATAAACATGATAGACAAAATCCATTTTGCAATCACCCACTTGATTATGTTTCAACTATTAATTTAACTGAACAGTATCAATTATTAGATGACTTCATTAAACCTATAACAGATTTTTTAAAAGATAATACTTCTCCCCCTAAACAACAAGGTCTTATATCAAATGGTTATCAAACTGAAGGCAATTTATTTGAAGATAAAACTATTGATACAAATGAGATTCAAAAAATTATTCATTTAGAGGTAGAGAAATATCGTGAGAAGTTTAAGGATAGTGAGGAAGGTTTTCTAAAGAACTGGCCGAAAGAATATACTCTTAATGGTTGGTTGATAAGTATGAAAAGTGGTGGTAAATTAAAACCTCATATGCATGAATATGGTTGGTTGAGTGGCAGTATCTATATAAATGTACCTGAGAAAGAAACAGTTGATAGTGGTAATCTTGTGGTGTGTATAGATGATACAGATAAAGCTGATAAAAAGAGTATAGATGTGGTGACTGGAAGTCTTTGTCTTTTCCCTGCCTCTCTACTTCACTACACAATACCATTTAAATCAGGTGAATTAGGTAATTCGTTTGAGTCAGATGAAGAACGTATAGTTCTAGCATTTGATGTTAAACCAAAAACAAAGGAGATATAATGTCAAAAATGAGAATGTTTAAGTTTTGGAATGAAGCAGGTGACGAAAAAGAAAAAGAATCAATGAGTTTGAAGAAGGCGATTAAGTCTGTTCAAAATGATTTCAAAGATAAATTTATTGGTGTTGAATATATCAGTAAAAAAGGTAAAAAGATTATTGATTCTGTGAGAATACCTATTGGTAGAAGAATAAGACAAGCAATAATCACAGAAGCTAAAAAAATGGCTTCAAAAGCAAGAAAAGTATAAGGAGAAAATATGAGTACAGATAGTCACGACAAAGACCACGACCACGACAGGTCTTATGAGAATGAGGTAACGCCAAGTCCTATGGTACAGATATCATTAAAAGAATATGATAAGTTAAAAGAGAAACAACACTATATTACCGATAAAGCTATGATTGATACCATAGATAATATAGAAAGACTTGTGAGATCATTAAGAAAACATATAGTTAGAACGGAAGTATAATGAATTTTGCTATTGTAGATGATAGAGGTCTAAATGATTTAGAAAGAGTGAATGATACTAAAGATAAGGTCATTGCTAGTCTAAAACATGACAATAAACTACTTGCTAAACAGGTATCTGATCTATTAGAAGAAAAGAAGTTGAGAACGCTTGACAATAAGTCTTAAATCTGTTATAATAGCACTATGAATACTCTTATAAATAATAGAGTGCGATTAATACAGCACATATACAAATATAATAATACAAAAACATACAAAGGAATATACAAATGACAAATACAAGTATCGCAGCGTTAAAACGCTCTAAATCAAACCTAGACACCTTAGTGTCAGAACTTTCAAAAGTTGCAGAACCTCAAAAACAAAAGAACTCATATGCCGATGATAGATTCTGGAAACCAGAACTAGATAAATCAGGTAATGGTTATGCTGTTTTTAGATTTCTACCAGCAATCAAAGGTGAAGACTTACCTTGGGCAAGACTATGGTCTCATGCCTTTCAAGGACCTGGTGGTTGGTTTATAGAAAATAGTTTAACAACTCTTAACAAAAAATGTCCTATTAGTGAATCTAACAGTTTACTATGGAATTCAGGTGTTGAGGCAGATAAAGAAATTGCAAGAAAAAGAAAAAGAAAACTTTCTTATGTTGCAAATATTCTAATTATCAATGACTCTAAACATCCTGAGAACGAAGGTCAAATTAAGTTGTTTAAATTCGGTAAGAAAATCTTTGATAAGATTACCGAAGCGATGAAGCCTGAGTTTGAAGATGAGAAACCTATTAACCCATTTGACTTTTGGGAAGGTGCTAACTTCAAATTGAAAATCAGAAAAGTTGATGGTTACTGGAACTATGATAAATCAGAATTTGATAGTCCTACACCAATCAAAGAGAATGATGAGGCAATCGAACAAGTTTGGGATAAACAATATGCCCTTAAACCATTTCTTGCTGCTGAAAACTTTAAATCATATGATGAGCTAAAAGCGAAACTAGATAAAGTTTTATTAGGCACAAGAAGTACTGGAACTGCTGAAGATGTGACGATCCCACCTGTCATAAATGTAGCACCAGTCAAAACAGAAACAGTTGATAATACATCTCCGACACCGATTACAGAAGATGATAGCGATGAAACGTTATCTTACTTTAGTAAGTTGGCAGAGGAAGAGTAAAATCTCTCCACCTGTTTCTTTAGGAGGTAGGGCGTCAAGTCCTACCTTCAATTGTTATAAATAAATACTATATTATGAAAGAAGTTGAGATATCAAATCATATAAAGGAGATAATTATATGGACGCTATAAGTAAAATAAAAGCATGGGCAAGTGCATTATCAGACGTAGGTGTTTCACTTATCGCTCTAGGTATTGTACTAGAAGTGTTATTCACAGGACAAGTTGTGCCATTCTGGCCAGGTATTTCTGTGATCGGTAATGTTCAAGGTATTATCGCAGGATTTTCAAGTCAAGGACTTGTTGGTCTAGTTGCTATTTGGGTACTATACTCAATATATACCAAGAAATAATACAAACACGTTTTATCATAGGAAAAGGGGGCTTCGGCCCCCTTTTTTTTGGCATTATAGACAACGTTTATTATAAATATTACTGTATAAAGCGGAGAGAAAATGAAAAAATTATTAACAGTATTATCAGTTCTTACAATATATTCTAGTGTAAGTGCGTCTGAACTAACATTTGGTTTCAAAAGTCCATCATTTAATGGAGTTGGTCAATCATCACATTACTTGACAATTGAAAATATTGAAAAAACTAGAAAAGATGCTATTATAGCAAAGAACAAAGCTAATGCTAAAGCACTTAAAGATGAAATTAATGGCACAGCAGTTGCTAAATTCAAAGCAAATTTAGAGGCAAGATTCTATACTGCTCTTGCAAAACAAATTACAGACAACGTATTCGGTGCTGATGGTCTTCAACAAGATTCAGGAACATTTACAGGTACAAATGGCGAAACAGTTGCTTGGGTAACTCCTGCAAATACAGGTAACGTTGTTGTAACCGTAACAGAAGCAGACGGAACTGTAACAACATTTACAATGCCTAAAGAGGATAACAGTTAATATGAATATTTCAAGTTTAAAAAACATAGCAATAATTTTATTGTTATCTATTTTTGTATCAGGTTGTTCATCTACAATGGCAAACAAAGGTTATATAAAAACACAATCAATCGCCTTTAAAGAATTAGAATCAATTACACAGCCAGAAGGTGCTCCGATTATCATAGCTGTTTATGACTTTGGTGATATGTCAGGTCAAAAGAAACCAGGTGGTAACTATGCTTCAATGTCAAGTGCCGTAACACAAGGATCATATCAAATACTAATCAAAGCATTACAAGACGCTGGTCAAGGTAAATGGTTCAGAGTAGTAGAAAGACATAGTTT